CTGGTTGTTCTGGTGTTCCTGGTTCTGCTGGTTTCCCACCACCTGACTTACCAAATATTCCACCAATTGCTGCTCCAGCCATGCCTGCTGCTTTCTTTCCTAAACTTGCGTTAGGATCTGAGCGTGTGGCCTGTGCAAGACCCGGTGTCTTACCTTGTATATAATCTTTTGCTCTACCTATAATGCCTTTCTTTAAAGGTGTGCCGTCGCCGTTTAGTCCGTGCTGTTTGAATAACGCTTGTTGCATTGCACCAGTTGCTGGTCTACCTGCTTCGTCTTTCCAACCTGCACCATCCCACGTGAACTTAATTTTATTAACTGTGGCTGTTGTCTTTCCGGCTACTAAATCGTTACTGCTCTTTCCAACTGATGGTGTTTCTCCGTCTGCTGGTGCTGGCGCTTCTCCGCCTTTAGCTTGTTGAACACCTTGTTGTATAGCACCCTGTCCACCTGTAGAACCACCTGCAGCACCGCTTGTAGTGCCCTGTGCGTCTGTTTGTGGAGTAGCTGGGGTATTTGTACCCTGAGGAGTAATTGGTGCGCCTGTAGCGTCATCTTTGCCGTCTTGATTAGCATCTGCTTGTGGCTGTTCTTGCCCTGCTTGTGGTTGTTCGCCACCTGCTTGTGGTTGTTCTTCTGGTTCTGGTTTTGCTGTAGGTGCAGTTGGTGCCGGTAACTCAGGACCTGCTGTTGCAATATCCTCTGGTTCCATGCCACCTTGTGCTAATATGTTTGCAATTGATTGAGAATCAGTTGGCTTCTTGGCCTTGTTCCATAATGCTGTAAGTTTTTTAACAGTAATGCTGTTACCTAACTCTTTACCTGTTTCTTTTGCTTTACCTACTAATGCACCGCCTGCTTTCTTAGCGGTTCCTTTGATAGCATCGGCTGCTTTAGCGGCTCCACGTTTAATGTCTGCTATTCCAATTTCATTTACTAGTTGTTGTTCTGCTTCATTTAGTGGTATGCCAGCTAAGTGTTTAGTGTAAAGTAAATCGTAATCAATACTTTCTGCTTTAGGTTTCTCTTCTGCTTCTGGCTCTGCTTTCTTTCCAGGTATTGTTGCGGCTGTTGCGGCACCTTGACCTAATGCTGCTGCTATGTCAGCAATATTTGCCATCTTGGCAACATCTTGTGCGGCGTCACCTGTTAAGGATGCTATTTCTGCTTGTAGCGATGGATCTACTAACGCTGCTTGACCTGCGTCGATGATAGCATTAGATGCTTCTACACCTGCGGTTTTGATTTGCATTAGCATTGCTTGATCAGTAGTTGCTTTAATTTGTTCAAGCCAGTTATATGCTTTTGCTGTTTGCTGTACTGCTTCATCGCTAAATGTATCAAACTGCGATGCTGCATCTTTTAATACACTGTATTGTTCATACTGATCTGTGGTCAGTATAACATTGCCACTAAAATAATTTCCTGTAGTACCTGTAGTCGATACAGATATTTCTGCAGAACCATCTGGGAATGTTTGATTCCATAATTCTTTTGCTGGGCCGCCTTGTGCTATAGCTTCTTGTGAGAACTCATCTACTGTTGCATCTTGTAATGATTGAGTAGCAGCCGCCAAATCTGATTCGACACCACTAGAGAACATATCTTTTAGTTCTCCGCCTAGGAATTCAAATGCCTTACCTGCTAAGAAACCAGCAACTGCTGTCTTAGCACCTTTGCCTACTGCTGTTGAAAGTTTATCACCTGCTAGTAAATCATTACCTAACCTTAAAACAAAACCTGCTGCGGCACCGCCTGCTGGGCCGGCACCAAATGCTGCTGCTGTTGTTAGTAGTGCTATTAAGAATTTTGTTTTACCTGGGTTATCTTTAGCTGCTTCTGCCATTTTAGCAATAGCTTTGTTAACTTTAGAATCTTTGCCGCCTAGTTTAGTATTTAAATCTAGTTTTGCTTTTTCAAATGCTTGGTCTAAACCTTGAACTGGTGCAGTGTCTTGTATTACTTTACCTAATTCATTAACTTTATTGTTAATTTTTTTCATTACATCAGCGGCTATCTTAACACCACCGACAACTGCTTTACCTGCATCTTGTGCAGCAAGTCCTGCTTGGCCTAATTTTGTTTTGTACTTGCCTGAATCTACTGCAATTTTTTCTGCATTGCCAAAGATTGCTGTAATCTGATCTGCTGTGAGTTCAGCTTCTGATAAACTCTGATATTCTTCTAGTAAAGGCCAAAGTTCTTTTTCCCATCTATTAACGTAGGATTTAGTATCTTCGTCAAGTTGACGCCACACACTTTCAGATAATATCTGGTGGCTTTTGCTTTCGTATAGGTTTAATTTAGTGTTAAGTGAATCACGTAATATCATTCTTTTCTTCCCGTTGGCTCTCTTTAATTACTTTTTTTATGCCTCGGGAGAATTTGGAAGAATCTTTAGCACGAATGCTATTGACTATACGATTAGTTAAATCTTTGGCTTGGGCCTCATTGTAATTTGCTTCAATTTTTTCAATTAAATATATTACACTTTCAATAAGGTGTTCGCCACGGCTTTCAACCGCATGATTTCTGTCTCTATCGACAGAGATTAGATTTAGTTCTTCAATTATGCTACGAGTTTTCCGCACATTACTCTCCTGTAACTAGGCTTAACAGTATTTATCATTTCTTAGTCGTCGTTCTTGGATAAAAACTCTCGCATATTCATTGCTTGTTTGATAGTGTCCTTATTTCCACTATCATCTGCTTTAATACTATTGTTTCTTTTTAGTTGATCAACTAAACTACTTGTAGTAACTGTCATTGCATCTTCATCACCATCCTCTAAGTCTTCAATTCTTAAAGTATCTGTGCTAAATTTGAGATCTACTTTGCTACCAACTCCTGCACTAGAACGTGTTTTCATAAACTGTACCTGATACCTACCTCTTTCACGCATTGCGTTACTTGTAAAGATACCAATTACATTATCTGCTGTGTTGATCTTACTAATACCACCTGCAATATGACTATGATCATATTCTACTTCTTCTACTGCACTTCTACCTAACTGCGATGCTGTTGCATGTAGTATATCGCGTTCCATTGCTAAGTTACGCAACTCCTCTGATATGTACTTGTCTTTAACAAACATATTTTCTGCTGATATCTTAGCACTGATAGGCATCATTAAGTCTAAATAATCTACTAACAATGCATCTACTTTCTCGCCACACTGTATTTCGTATTCACGTAAGAATGCTCTAATGTCATTTGCGTTAATACCACTTGGCATTTGCTTAACACGGAACTTACCAGCACTCTTTGCCTTCATTTGTACACGAAGATCAACATCATCAATGTTCTTCATTATTTCTCTAGTGCTATATCCAGTAACCATTGCATCTAAACGCATACTAATAAGTTGCTCACTAAGTTCTAAACTAATGTATACAACATTAAGTCCTGCTAATGCCCAATTAATTGCTAGATTCTGCAAGAACAAACTTTTACCACCGCCACTTGGTGCGGCAAAGATATTAATCTCACCTCTATTCATGCCACCGTATAGCTTTTGATCAATGCCTTTCCATCCTGTGCTTGTTGCACCACTCTGTGCTTTGATCCATTCCAATCTTTCTTTAGGATTTTCAAAATATTCAAGACCTAAGTCTTTTACTAACCCTATCTGCACAGCCTCTTTAATTTTATTTTCTACTGCACCGTAATCTTTGTTTTCAAGTAAGTCTGTGCTTTCGATAATTGCTATTTCAAGTGCTTTGTGTCTACAAAAAGTTTCAAACTCATCCATAAACCAGTTCTGGTGATCCGGAGTAACGTTATCTATAAGTGTAATGCCTTGTCCACCTACAGCGTTTAGTTGATCTAATGTAGGCACACTGTTGTACTCGTTACTGTGCTGAAGCATTAACTCAATTGTGCCTCTAAATTTTCTACTAAAATATGCTGGTGCTATAATAGCTTGACATCTAGCAAACAAATCATGGTCGCTCATAAGGAACTGAATAAACATTCTCTCAATGTCTTGGTTATATTCTTTAATACTTGTACTCATAACATCCTCATCTTAACTTGTGATTTCATTTTATTTTTGGTAGCATGTTTAATTATACTTGCAACTGTTAAAAGTCTACCATATTTGGATACAGCATCAGCTGCATCTTTTACATCTTTATCCCACGGTGGAAAACTTACTTCCCAACCGAGTGTTATTGCTTGCTCGATTAAATCTTTGCCTGCTGTATCTCTGTCTGGACATAGTATAACACGTTTTCCTAACTTGTCTATCAATTGTGCTTGCTCCGGGCTTACTGCATTTCCTTGTACAGCAACACCGTCTACTAATATTGCATCAAATATACCTTCTGTTACAATAACTATTTCTCTTTCTGTGCCTGCAAATGCATCTACGTTAAACACATAGCCTGGTTTTATATTATTTAAGAACTTAGGTGTTTCTTTTGTGGGTGGATTTATATGTCTTCCAGTCCATCCTACTAGTTCGTTGTTATACATAAATGGTATGATAACACGTTTCTTATTTGCCATATCAGAAAAATGTAATAATGGATAAACACCTAGTACGCCGCGTTGTCTTGCATACTCTTTTAACTCATGCCCATCTGCTAAACTTTCTAATGTTTGCACATCATCTGGGAGTGGAACAGAATCAAACTTACTAAAACTGTACACATACTCATCGCCTTCTGCTACATTTAACTCGTCACCTAACTTTAGCATCTCTACTTGCACCGCATGCACATCAGCAGTTGTTGCACCTAACTTCATTGCTAAGTCTTTATACTTCTTACCCATGTACGGGTTAGGTGACCATCCTGTCTTATGCCCACAGTTAAAACAATGGAAACTAATCTTTGCACCGTTTGCTATAACACCTGCACGTTTGCGGTTGTCACTGCACACAGGACAATCAAACGTTTTCCAGCCGCTTGGAGTACTGCTACTACGCACCGGGAGATTATCTACTAATAATCTATGTACTTGTTCTACTACTGAATCCACACTCATAGGCATATTATAGCAGAGTTACATTAGAAAGTCAAATGTTTTTTAGTTTCTTACGTGAATATTGGAAATAGTGCTGTCATCGTCTGATGGATAACTTATTACTCTTACCCAATTACAGTTTACTGCAAAAGTTTTATATAATATATCTGATGTCCCTGCAATAGCAACATTACTAACTACATCAAACCAGTCAGCATGTCTATCGTCGCCTTGTGGCGTTGTTTGCATACAACTTGCTTGTATTTTAATATTGCCGGTGTATGTTGTGTGATATATTGCAACCGTATGTTGAGCATTTTTAAAGTTGCTATCCAAGTTACCAAAGAACGCACTTGAAACAAATACATTATTAGTTGGCTCTGTCATTGTTACATTAAATTGTGTAGGTACAGGATCTAAAACTGCTTGTTCTGATATTTGAATATCCAAGGCAACATCATTATTTTGATTTGAATACACCGGAAGGTCTGTACCTTCTGCATTGGTTCTAGTTACATATAGTCTGTATAAGCCTGCATCGATATCTTGCAAGTCACCTGATGCTAGATGTAGTTTAACCATTCCTGCATCGCTAGTTACTTCTAATCTTTTAGAAAGTAATCTTTTACGAGTTGCAGGGTTTACTATGTATGCAACAACTTCATCTGTGAATACAGGCTGTAATTGTCTATCACGGTTCCTAATATTAAAGTTAATTGTATTAGTTAAACCTTTGTGTGCTATTATTGATTTATTGTTCATTGGTTTGTTGTCCACATATAAGTTGTCGGCGGTAATTACGAGATCTATTGAGTCTTCGTATAAAAATAATCTGTTATTGGCAGGATTCATAAAATATATACCTTTCTGTTACAGTATTTATCTATCTGTTAGGTAAATATCGTTATGCAAGAAATCAACCAAGAGCAATTTCCATTCATTACCGGATTAACATACGCAAAGTCAGAGTACTATGGGATAGTTGTTAATTACGATAATACAATTTTAACCATGTATGATTTATCAAAGATGCCAGACAAAGCCGTTAGAGCATTGTTTATTACTTTGGGAGAAACATGGTGGTGGGAGTCAAATAGGATATTACCAATTGATGTATTCCTACATCATGAGATGAAACCTTTTCAAAAGTATCTAACCACAATGGTTATGAAAGATGTAGACCACATGTTTGGACCAATGACTACTTTACAAAATATGTTAAAGAAACGTATTAAACGTAGAGGGATTCAGTTGCAAAACATAAAACGTTTAGACTAGATTTCGCAAAGCCTATTTAATTGCACTACAATTGCTGTAGAAAATGCAATAGCATGAGCCTTCTTAAAATAGTATTCACCTGATTCGGGTTTAATCCAAACAGTCTTTTCTATCTCATCAAAACTCTTACCTAATAGATGTTTCTTACCAGGTCTAATAATAGCAAGTATCATTGCTAGTTGCTCAATGCTCGTAGGCTTGTAGTCTTGCAACACATTTAGATAGTTGCTTACATGATACAATTTCGATACTACTTCGCTGTGTTGTAGCAACTCCCACATTGGTGTTATTGCAAGTAGTTTATTAAGATGCGCCTCGTCTTCGATATCAGAATACACACTGTTGTTAAGAAAGTCAACTTTAAACCAACCTTCTTGTTCTGCTTGTTTATGATCTATTGTGCTGTAACCTTCTAATGGAAACTTAGGAATATTTTGAAAGTAGACGCCAGTATTGTGTTTAGTAAACTTACTATCCTTTTCAATACTTGCAGTGGTATGCTTGACTAATCTGAGAAAGTCTTCTCGGTTAGCCATATCAATATCTACATCAAAATTTATTTTCATTTGTAAAGCAAACTCCACTTCATTAGTTTTTCTTTTTTAACTTTTATTCTATCTGCTATTTGTTTATCATTTACAAGGCCACCATCACGTAAAATTTCGATCATACACATAACATCGCCTATCTCTTCTTGCAGTTGAGTGTAGTCTTGGTCTTCACCGAATCGTAGCATTTTACTACATGCTTGTATTAGCTCTCCACATTCTTCCATTGTGATCACTAACATTTCTTCTCGCTTTTGCATATTACTTTCCATACCAAATACTTATTTGTCCTGACTCGTTTTCAAATGGTGTTAAGTCCCCACCTTGTACATGTTCTGGTAAGTTAGGCACATGTCCGCCTGCGTGATATTGTATAAGATCAGTAATACCATCGCCATTTAGATCACCTAAAAAACTTTCTTCTGTAGCAGTAATACAACCAACACTGTTACAAAAATCTTGCTGTGGTAGGTATGGCAATTGTCCTCTTTGATGATATACTAAATTACCTTCTTTGTCATTGATATAAATTTGAGGTTCACCTTCTTGTGCCCAACCACCCGATGACCAATAATCCATATAGCCGTCGCCGTTTAGATCTAAAGTTTGTTTGTGTACGCCAGCACCATTGATATACTTTTCAGGAAATGGGTTATCCTGCATTACAAGTCTATCACCTTCTAATGAAAATAATACTCTAACAGTTCCGCCTTCAAATTGTGTATCGCAATCGTACTCTTTGTTCTCATCATACTGAACACCATCTGGTAAACGCTCAATAGCCGCAAATCCAAGTAGCATTACTTCACTGTCTGGGGTGGGCCACCATAGTTCAAAGTGGTCCCATGCAAGTCCACCGAAGTAATGTACGCCATCAATTTCTACAATCTCTTTACGACCACACCATTGATCTACATTAGGATCGCCCCATTCAATACAGCCTAACTCATCACAAGTATCATAAACTAGTGTCTCAGTTACTTGGCCTTGTACAATATCGTATATTGAAAATCCTTGCCCAACTGCACCAATAGCATGGGTGGATGTTACTGATTTAACTTCGCCAAAAGGTCTGTGATCATTAACATCAAAAGTTAGAAGATAAGCATGTTGCGACATCTTCTTTTTATCAGCATCATTGTTATATTCGTCACTTACATCAACCCAAACTTGTCCACTGTTACGATAGGCTAGTGGTGGGTTTTCAGTTGTGTAATCATTATCCCAATATCCAAATAACAGGTCCCACTCATAGTTCATGTTAGGCAGTGCCGCAACACCTTGTGCCCATAATGATTCGCCTAAGTCTACTAAGTTGTATGTGTTGTTATAGTCTGCTGTAAAAACACCTTGCTGAGAGAAATGGTTAGACCAATCATCACTACGCTTACGACGATGGTCATCTCTTGAAATCATATAAGTAATGTGCGGCAATCCAATACCACTGTTAGTATCTTCTAACAATGTAAAGAAGCCTGCAACGCCACCTTTCTCGCCACCAATTTGTACATAGTTTGTACCAAATGTGTCTATGTTATTTACTTCAAACGACCCGTATCCATCCGCAATCAATGCCAGCATTGTATTAGGTGTATCATCGTCGTGTGCTATCGCAGTGCCTTGATTAGGGTGATTAATATCTCCACATAGCACAAACATTAAAATGTCTTTATGATTGTCATTATTTAGGTCTGCAATCATTGTATGCTGTATTCTAGATAATGTACAATTAGGTATTTCCAACTGACTTACTGCATTAACAATAGTTGCGTCAGGGCTACTGTTATATTCTATATCAAACGCTGGCTTTGTTACTGCTGGTGGTGCAGTTGTTGGTGGTGGTGGAGATGCTGGGGGAGGTGTGGGTTCAGCTGAAGAGCCGCCTCCGCCTCCACATCCTATTAAAAATAATGTACAAAGTAATGATGTCAAGTAATTTATGTGCATAATAGTCCTACCTATAATGTTAATACAGTAGTTATTATACAGTGGATTTGTATCAAAGTCAAGAAGTAAATTATGTTTTAAAATCAGTAACTTAGATTTGGAATTGTGCTTTTATTGCTAGTTTTGTGAATTTAAAGTTACAACTAATGCTGTATCTTATGCTGTTTCCTAGTATAGGACTAGTATAATGTAAAAGAGAAGAAGGAAATATGTACATTTCCCCTTCTTCTGGTTGAACAGTTATCTGTGTTCTTCCAAATCCATTGGGACTTGGCTCACCGTGTTGGAAGTGTAATTGACCAAGCGCCTTGCGAGACCCGGTAAGACCACCCTGCTCAAGCACAACAAACTGTTTGGCATCATCATCAAGTATTATTTTTGGAAATATTACACAAACTACATCCGCACCAGGGTAATGTATATGTGGCGGATTGTATTCCATGTCTACTTGATTGTTATACCACGCAGCAGTTAACTCTAACGTGTCTATACCATGCAATAGTGCATTATTGTAATGCCCACAGTCAACCGTTAAGTACGATTCCATATTTTGATGTATAGTTTGATACACATCTAATTCTCGTAACTGCCTAGCTATTTTGTATTCTTCGCTAATAAAACTTATAAGATTTGCATTAGCCTTATCGCTGTTTGGTTTACACATATTATATAAACTTTGTGTCTCTGACTCTGTAAGATTATATTTTACAATCCTTGGGCCAAATGCTTCAAGTACTTCCATTATATTTTGTTACCCTTGAATTCTTCTGCCATAGGGAATATCTTAACAATAGCATCTGCTACTGCCCATGCTAATTCCATGTGTTCTAACTGTGTACCATTAGCACTACGAAGTTCAATATAGTGAATCCAACTACGGAGAGTACCGTTAGCATACAGTCTGCTTACAGTGTTTCCTTCTGGTAGTACTACTCTAGCTTGCTCTTTTGCAATACCTTTCTTAATAGCCCAATTATAAAGTTGTTCAGTATCTCGAATATGCTTCATTTGTTTCATATTCCATTCTTCACGGATACGTCGTTGGTCTTCATCTAGCATATCAATTGCAATACTGTTTTGTCGATTCTTGGTATCTTGTAGTCGTGCTTCACGCGGAATCATTTCTAACTCTTTGACAGGGTCTGCGTAACGTTGACTAAACTCCTGGAAACTAAAACTTCTATGTCTTAGTAATTGCCTAGCGATGTCTCTGGTAGTTTCTACTTCGATACAAACACTTACCATTTCGAGTGGCGACCAATGTTTGTGTTTCATCAAATACTTAACAAGTTTTTCATTTGTGTCTGTGTTGTTTTGATTATCTGGGTTACTTACTCTTGCACAATATGCTACTAAGTCTAATAGACTAGGGTCAGCACCTGTTAGTGCTGGTGCTTGACTGTAACTAACTATATTTGCTTTCATTTCATTCCTTTGGTTAAATTCCTGCTGCTTGGCAAGTTTGTTGAATTTCTTTTACTTCTTCTCTATTATTCTTAAACAGTTGCATCCAAAAAGGTGCATCAATTATGTGTTCAATCATTACTACTTGTTCATCATTGAATCTAGTTAGCAGTTGGTCACCTGTGCCTGACAAGTACAACAACCACGGTGATATTTTTGCACTTCTTATATCATGCACTGCTCTATTTGGACTTACTTCAGCAAAGTATGTTTGCCAAACACATTCGTGTTCTTCTGCCCATTTATCCAAGTACATTATGTTACGTTCTAATGCTCTCATACCACTTTCTTTTTTTACATACCCTAGTAAGTATTCATCATAGACTGCATCACTTGCCCAGTCTTTTAATTTCTTACCTTCTTTAATTAACCACTCTGCAAACTTTTCTGGGTCTAAATATTCATTGCGTATGCAACTTCTGCCAAACTTTACAAAGCCTTCGTAGTATTGGCTATTGATAAATTCTTCTATGCTTTTAGTTTTACTAGAAGTAGTACTCAGCTCATAAAACATTTGGAAAACTCTGTACCCAAGTCTTACATGCGTCATTTCTTTATCAGCATTTCGACGCTTTTTAACACACATATGAACTATAAGAGTGCGTTCACTCTTAAAGTTCTTACCGCACCACCGGCAAGTATTATTTTCCGAAGATGTCTTTAATTGATTTGTCATCGTATCCGTGTGACCTTGCGTAGTCTTTTAATTCGTCTTTTGAATTTATTTCTTGTAACAATGCTACTTCTTCACTTTTCATGTGAGGATGTATACTACTAATAAATTCGCTTACCTTATCTTTTTTCTTCTTAGCATTTGGCGGCTTTAGATAAGGATGAAACTGTATTTTACCAACACCACATGCACTTAGCAATAACCATTGTAGTTCTGGATGTCTACTAACTTCGCTGTAATCTCTATTAACAAGTTCGTTAGTCATATAAATGTAGTGAGCGGCATCCTTGCCTTGTACGCTACTTGCATAACGCATCATCATCCATGAGCTAAATGCTTTCTTTTGTTCTGCTGTTAATCTATTGTAATATCCCTTGTCACGTTTATCAAGTGCGGCCATAATATCCTTTAGCGGTATTGCTGGTGCCTTTTTAGCCATCTGTATGTTCCTTGTAGACATTAATATAATGTTCTTCGCCCTTTGCAACGTTCTCTAACCAAGTAGTATCTGCAGACTCATCTGCACTGTCACTTACATACTTAAAGCATTTAAAGTTAACCTTCCTGTTAGTACAGGCTTTAGCAATTGCAAATGCTTCCATATCCACAACATGGGCTGGGTGTTCTAAGTTAGGATCTGTAACAAAGTTGTCTCCTGTACTGCATGTATATCCAACTCCAAGAGAAATAGTAATAGGATCTTTTGGTAAAAATAATTCGATTGCTTCCGGGCATTTCCCTTTATCTCGTTCAACAAAGTTTACCATCTCATGACAACCGTTATCTAACTTAATGCCACCTGCTGTACCAAAATTCCATACAGTTTGTGGATTGTGTTTTTCAATAAGTCTTGCCGCGGTTAGTGCCGCATTAATTTTACCAACACCTGTAAAGAATACATTATCCCACTTAGCCATAGTAGGTGCTTCACTTTCAAGTGCAATTAATATCAAATCTTTCATTCGTTTACTTCCAGGACACTAAATGTGTTTATGTTGCAATAGTCTGTTAGTTTAGCAGTTCCTTCTAGGAAAGTCAAGTCTATTACACAGGCATAATTTATATCATACCCGCCTGCTTGTTTAATCAACTCTACCATAGCATTAGCAGTTCCACCTGTAGCACTTACGTCATCTATGATGCAAATTCTATCAGTGAATCCAAACTTAACACTGTCTAACATTTCAAGTGTTTCGCTACCGTACTCTAATATATACGAATACGTCTTTACTCTGCCCGGTAATTTACCTGGTTTGCGAACTATGTGCAAAGGGATACCTAATGCTAGTGCAACAGGAGCTCCCCATATAAATCCTCTAGCATCTGGTGCAACAATTTGTGTTGTTTTGATACTTCTGCAATACGCAACCATCTTATCCACAGTGTACTTAAACGCTTTTGGGTCTTCTAGTATGCTTGATATGTCTTTGAACATAACTCCCTTAATTGGGAAGTCAGGTACGGTACGAAGTATTTTATTTAGGTCCATAAAGATCTAATTGCTCCCATGGTAGATCTGGTTTGCCAAAGTGTCCGTAGTTAGTAGTTTTTGTTAAGTCCATATTAAACAATCCAAACTTATCAATAATACCTTTTGGTGTTAGATCAACAAGACTTATAATTTCTGCAACTAAGTCTTCTCTAACTTTGCCGTCTGCATAAACATAAACACTAGTAGGTTCAACTACACCGATTGCATAGCTTAGTTGTACTGTACAGTTACTTGCTTTGCCTGAGCCTACTATATTCTTTGCTAAGTAACGTGCCATATAAGCCGCACTTCTATCTACTTTAGTACAATCTTTACCACTAAAGGCTCCGCCACCATGTGGAGCATAGCCGCCATATGTATCTACAATAATCTTACGTCCTGTGAGTCCTGTGTCTCCGTCTGGTCCACCTATAACAAATCTGCCTGTAGGGTTAATCAAAAACTCAGTGTTCAAAAGGGTTTGGTCACTTAATTCATCTGTAATAATTTGCTCAACTCTATCACGCACCATTTGTGTACTTACGTCATCGCTGTGTTGAGTACTGCATACAATAGTCTTAATACCAACTGGCTTACCGATACTATCGTATTGCATTGTTACCTGTGATTTACTGTCTGGTCCAATCCATTCCCCATCAGACCCACGTCTTTCTGCTGCTAGTCTTTTTAGAATACGGTGACTGTAATAAATTGCACTAGGCATTAAGTCTGGTGTTTCGTCACAAGCATAGCCAAACATAAGTCCTTGGTCGCCTGCACCAAACTCATCTGTACCTAACGCAATATCTGCACTTTGACCATGTAGTTTGTTTACTACTGTTAGGTTAGCCCAATGGAAACCGTCTTGCTCGTAGCCAATATTTTTAACTACTTGTCGAACTATAGATTCAACGGTGTCGTCATCTATCGGAATATCTCTTTTATACTCGCCTGCAACAATAACACTATTAGTGGTTACTAAAGTCTCTACTGCCGCTCTGTGATTTATATTGCCATCAATGATTGCGTTAGCAATAGTATCTGAAATTAAATCAGCAATTTTATCTGGGTGTCCTTCGCTAACACTTTCGCTAGTAAATTGATAAGACATATATTCTATCTCCTGTTATATTGTGTATCATGTATTTACAGTTTATAGTTACTGCATACATTATTTCCTGGTTACTATCTATCTTCGTATAAATCGTCAAATGCTTCTTTTACAATCTCAGTTTCTTCCATATCATAGCTGACATATTTCTCTGCAACATCATGCCACTTAGTGTTAACATAGCCAACACCTGCATAATAACCTTTGCCAGTTGATTCCGAATAATCAAAGTCAACTTGTAAAGGTTTACGATCATACCAATATGACTCAATTATCTCACCCATATCACATTCAAGTTGTCCTGTTTGTAATAATTCTGGGTCAAAATCTTCGCCATTGGTTTCAACACACACTCCACCAAATTCACCTTTCTCTGAACTAAAGAAAAATAATGCTGGTTGATAATCTTCTTCTTTTTCTGCATCAGCATCACCACTGTGACATTCTCTACTGTAAATACATGATGTGTAGGGAAAGTACTCGCCTTCGTTTAGTTCTTCAAACATCATTGTGCTGTAGTCGTGGTCAACATCTTCTTTCCACTGTATTATTCCATCTTCGTAAGTAGCATCTTCATGTAATGTAATTTCATTAACAAGGAAATCATTATCTGCAAAAGGACCATTAGCATGTTCTAAGTCATCGGTTTCATTCCAGCAGTAATACTCTTCATTAGGCTTAGGTGATTCCGAATCCATCATGTCTTCGTCATCCCATTCGATGCCTTGTAAGTGTCCAATAAGATCGCTATCGCCATCTTCTGCAACTTTTGGCTTCCAGTAATCAACAAACTCTTTGCTAACACTGCCAATTGCTAATTCACCGCCATAACGACCGGTGTTAATTCTAAAATATCTTTTACTCATAATAGTTCTCCAAATTCTATATCTTTAATCTTGTTTGCTTCTTTAACAAACATTGCACATTTAGGTTCCTTTTTATCTTCTAAAGGAATTACCAATATATGTCCATTCTTAAGTCTTGGGAAATACCATTTGACATCTTGGTATACGTTAGTAATCTGTATTTCTTCAGTGTCAGGAATGCCGTTACGCATCGGGTTGAACACTGGCGTAACAAAGCCTCTATTGTTTAGACTTGCTAGTGGAATAACTTCTAAACTGCCAAACGTAGTGTCTGTAGTTAGAATGCTCCAATCCATAGGCATCTGTAATTTAAATTCGCCTATTTGTAAACATATTGCTGGAGCATGAAAGCTCTCTAAGAATATAAGGGGTAGGAAAAAGTAGTCTTTGTAGTCAGGATCGCTAGTATCAAACACGCAATAACGCAAGTCATCAATTTCATCCGGTACTGTATCTAATTCGTAAACGTCATTCTCAACTGTTAATATTTTCATTTGTATTCTACCTTGGTTACATTGTACCTAAATTGTTGTTCTGCATAAAACTGCTTTCTTTTTGTTAAGTGTCTCTTACTATACTTTAGATTACTCGATAAGTCAATCACTTTCAGATAATCTTTATCTTCTGCCTTACGAATTCCTCTACCAATACTTTGTATTACCCTTACAAAACTTTTGCCTGGTTCTAAAAGAACTAAGTTAAAAATTCTAGGTATGTTAATACCCACTGATGCTACGCCATATGTAGCAACAATTACCTTGTTATCCATCTCCGAAACTTCTGCATACTCGTTTTGTCTATCTGTGGTCTTCATCCTGCCACTAACAAATGCCCAATCAGGATTTCTTTCTGCTAACATTTCTCCTGTTGCAATACGGTCAATCAACACTAGTGTATTGCCGTTTACTGCAAGTCCGTTAATGATAGAACTAATTTGATCTATTCGCTGTGGGTCTGTTACAAGCCATTTTAACTCTTGGGCATATCCTTGGAAGCCTAAGGTGCCGTCTTGTAATTGAAATATATCTATGTCTAAGTCTGCTAGTACACCCATGTCTTGTAATTCTTTACTGCTTAGTTCGCTTACAACAGGGCCTAGACAGCATGTACATGCTACTGCTTCGTGTTCGTCTTTGGGTATGGTTCCTGTTAGTCCCCAACGTACAGGTACGTTAGAGAACACACTGCTTAGAAGGTCTCTAAGCACGTCTGCTTTTGCTTTGTGTACTTCGTCTACCATTACACATACTACTCCATCTAAGAACTGTTCAATGTCAATAGGTGCTTCACCTTTCTTTGACTTCTTAGATAGCATGGATAAACTTTGCCAAGTACAAATAGTGTGGGTCTTGGTATACTCTTTTCTATCTCCAAATAGTACGCCGCAGTCTAACCCTAAATTTTTGTAATCTCTTTCTGTCTGCACTACCAAGTCTTTGTTTGGTACGATTACGATTGTGCGTCCGTACTTCTCACACTTGTGACTTAGTACGGCTGTAATAAGTGTCTTACCTGCTCCTGTTGCTACTTGTTGTAAGCACTGTGGATTTTGTAAGAACTTATTAATAACTGTTACTTGATAATCTCGAAGTATAACTGGCATGCCTTCTGCTGGATGGTTCTTAGGCCATGCTGTATCTTCGTAATCAGTTTCAGTTACATTATCAAATGATAATTGGATAGGTTGCCTTTGATCGTCTACTACTACTTCATAACCTGCTTCGGTTACTAGTGGCAATAAACGATCAAGCAAATTTAGATACGTTCTTCCGCCGACATCACAGAATCTTACACAACCATCCCAACGACCTAACTTGTAGGCCGGCATATGAAATGCATAGGGTAGAAAATACTTGGCTGCATCAGATATTTTTCTGCGAGTCTTTACGTCAAGTCCTACGAACTTAACGTTTACTTCATCTCTTATTTCTAAAGTTACTTTAGGCATACGCTATTATAGTCTACTTGTAGGTTAATGTCAAGAAGAACTTACGTCCTCCTGCGTCATATCCAGGTAATACTTCGACAACATCATCTAGTACATCTTGTACTGTGAATGCTAATCCAAGTTTATCAGATAGTTGCTTTCTCATCACAAAGTCAATTGACTTGATATCAGCCAACGATGGTCCATCGTACGGTCCAGGGTCTCTGTCAAACTGTGCTGTATAACTTAGTTCAGCAGTTGTCTCGCCAAAACTTGCAAAGTATGAAACACGACCTTTGTACTTAGGTACTCTAGGTTGATCAGTATCTGTGTATCCAACCATCACATTCAAACTACCATATGGCACAGCATACATATCCATGTACCTAATACCTTTAGTTTCATATTCACCTGTGTTAACATACTGTCTAGAACTTCCGTCGTAGTCAATGTTTTCTTCAAAGTCATATGCAAAGTATGAAAGACCTAAGTACCCAATTTCAAAACCTAATCCTTCTTCAGGATCTAAACCTAGATTTGGTTGCACCCATGAGTCTCCGTACTGTTGATATAATGTAGGGTTACGATAACTTGTACTAATGTTAGCAAAGAAACCATTGCCGGCGTCATACCCTAATCTGTACACTCTAGCATCTTCGCTTACACGAGTACCAAACTGTAGATTATCGTTATATGTCACAACAGCGTATCCACTGACCTCATCTTGCGATTCGCCAATGTAGTTTTCTTTATTATATGTAATACCCGTAACAATATTTGTTACTGTATTAATTGTAAACGTATCTCTAGCATCAAAGTAAATACGATCTGCATCACTAGAATATGTGCTTACACCTTCGGTGAAGTATTCGCTTGATGTGTCGCTATAACCTAATGTTACATTTTCGTTTCTAATACTAATATCAGTTTTGTTACCCGATTGCAAACAATCATTTGACTGTGCAAAAGATGATGTGTAACAGTTATCATAATCATAGTCGTAATCAACATGCGACATTGCTACTGTAAATCCAAGTAGTTCTTTCACAGTCTTAATAGATGTATTTTTATAGTCATCTCTTTCGGTATTATCGTTACGCACACTGTCGTTAGATACATCAAATGATGTAATACTTATAGTGTCAAGTATTGCTACATTTATTAATTGATGACTCTCTCCCAGTCTAACAACTGCTTGGTCTTCGATTGTATCATTGATAAACACTGTTCCACCTAGGCTACCAGAGCCATACAGAACACTGTTAGGTCCAGAAACAATATTAACTGTTTCGAGTCCGCTGACAATATCATGTGCAAAGTCATACCAACCTGAGCCGGAATCATTTGCAGGTACGCCATTTTTATACACTGTTGTATGTGTAGTTTGGGTACCACGTTCGCTATAACCAGCAAAGCCGCCATAACCACCTGCACTGAAAGACATTGCCGGCATAACCAATTCGATTATTGCCATGTCGTCTGTTACATCAGTAGTGTCTACTTGATTTACTGATCCTACAACTACTATCTCTTCAATGTAGCTCGAGTCTTCAGCGTGTGTATTAGTCGATAACATTGTTGATAATGCTACTACTGCGACTAATTTGTGTACTACGTTTTTCATTTATTCTCCTTATTATATTATAAAAAAAGCACACTCCCCAAAATTAGGGAGTGTACTAGGGTGAAGCGTCTAGGCTACTATTACCGTGGGAGTATTTTATAATCCCAAACGCTTCATACAAGTGCTCTCGGCCAATCCTTTCCAGGTGTCCGGGCTCATTTGTTTTAGGTCAGCTATTTTAAGTACCATTCTTAATGATATCTCTCTAAGCCTACTTGCCTTTTCATGCATAAAGTCTACGACTTCTGCATTTCCTTCTTCGCCAAACTTGTAGCAGTCTAACATACCGTCTCCAACAATCTGATGGATTCTAAGGAAACGATCGTTAACACTGTTCATTTCTAAGTCCATGTAGTGACATCTTGACATAAGTGCCGCTAAGTGGTCTTGTATCTTCTTGCTACGAACATTTTCAAAGTTAACGTTAGTAATAAAAATTACACCACCTGAGAACTCAAACCTATCTGGAATGCCTTCTCTTCGTAATGCAACTGATTCTGACTTCCAACTAATTGTACGCTTCTTACCTGAGTCTAGTACTGCCTTCAACATGTTCAAGCATACTTCATCAAACAAGATACTGTCACAGTCATCAAACACAAGGATATCACCTTTTGCTGAATTGTTAAACAGTGTCTGGTACAGACCAATTGGGGTCATTGAACCTTTTACTACTTCCGTTCTCGGTGGACGACCAGCGAGTTTAGTTTCTGCATCATACATATCGATGATACTTTCAACACCAAATGATTTACCAACTCCTGGAGGGCCACTTACTATAAGACCTCTGACAACACCGTTTGCTACAGCATCAGTCATTTGGTCTAGAATAGCAAAACGTTCTCTAATTCTAATCATTGCCTGCTCGTCAGTTTCTTTAGGCTTAGCCTCTTTCGCTTCTGAAGCAGTTACAGCAAGACTCTCGCCTTCAACATCTGTTAAAGGTTCAACACTTGCTAGTGTTGGTACTACAACACGGATTGAAGTACGCTCTGATCCTAATAATGCTGATGCATCTACAGTCACAAAGTATCCTTTCTTTCCTTGTTGAGTTGGTTTGATCAAAGGAAATACTCCTTCGATCGGTTGGTTGCGGTATACGCCGTTTTCTATCTTTACAAAGTTACTCATATCTAGCCCTCCCACAGGCATTAATTTAAACAATACAGTTATTATACAGTATTAATCAGTCAATGTCAACCGATTAACCAGCTAACAAAACTAAAAAATAATACAATTCCAATGACTTGACCTAACGCTTCAGCACCATCATCTGTCCTAAATGGCATAGTGAGTACACGCCAAAATATATATATTGGTATGAGTGCGGCTATAAACGTTAACATATTATCTTACTCTTTTTTGCATTATATGTATATTATACAGTAAAAGTGTGGGAAGTCAAGTGAAAGACATCACAAATAAATCAATGACTTACGTCTAGTCTATTGTGATATCTTCCATACCTGCTGTTCTAAGTTTAGTGATATGTCCAATCTGCCATTGCTTAGTATCCAAGCCTTTCATGATGCCTAGATATCTATTACGAATTAAAGCGAATTGGTTGCATAGATGTGAGAGGTCTATAACAGATTGCTCACCGTCAACATACTTTTCAGCATCTCTACTAGTAAGTTGTCTGTTATATGTCTCAAAGAACTTTCTAAATACACTACTGCGTTCCTTTCGGAGTGCAATGTTTAAGTGTTCTAGAATGGCTTCGATCTCTTGAAGTTGATTAAAACGGTGTTCGGTGATACCGGGTAAGGAAGCACTAGCTTTTTCTAGGCTTCCTTTGATTCGGCATTCGTACTTGGCACCTTCAAGTTCATTCTCAAAATGACCAATAGCGCCAACTATATCACTTAGGTTCGAAGTAACTTTGTTATACCAAGTACTCATTTAATCCCAATCCCCGTCTTCGTCTTCGTCTTCGCCGTCATGTGAACTAATCTCAAAATGAGATACAATGGCTGCTTTCATTATGCCATCAAACTCATTCATGCTTTCTTCGATTTCGCCAATATCAGCGTTATCATCGAATACTCTAACTAGTACTTCAGCGGTTTGTAGCTTGTCTTTCTTAGGAATAAAGTGTTTTGCACTATCCCATAACTCATGTAAAAAACTAACATCATGATTCATCTGCCATATCCTCCATTTGATCTAGCATATCATCTCCATCCATGTCGCCGACATCTATTGCTTCTGCTTCTGGATTCATTTCCCATTCATCGATAACAACTTGAAGTTTCTCACTAGTCCAACCTTTCCTGAACTCTTTGATTTCTTCGCCTGTTACTGGTGACACATAAGATAGCTTGTTACCTACTTTCGCAAGTAGTCCTTTAGCTTCTAACATATCAACCAAACCGCTGTATGGGTCCATGCCGCTCTCGTAAGGAATCTTAATCTGTACACCTTCGAATGGCTTACTGTAACGTGACTTCACAACTTTACATGCGGCACGGATGCCTTGTACGGTTGAGACTTTGTTACCATCTAAGTCTTCCTTGAGTTTAAGTTTACGCATTGCAACTACGATACTGGATGCATAGATAAAGCCCTGACCGCCTGAGATTTTATCATCTGGATCAAACATATCTTGTGATGCATAAGTATGATTAGTTGCAACAATACCTACTGGGAACGGTGCAATCTGATTAACCATGTTACGAACAAGTGCTGTAAGTGCTTTAGGCTTTCTGCCCATATCACCTTTCATGTCACCTTTTTCAAACTGATTCACATCAGTTGGTGTTAACAACATACCCAAGCTATCTATAACAAATAGTAGTTTAGGCATTTCTTCGTAAGGAAGATCGCTGTAGTTAGTTTTATAGTCCTTCATAAAGTCACTTAAAGTTTTAGCAACATCATCGATCATGCTGACACCTATCTTGAGAAGTTTCTCAGGAGTAGTATCTACATCTAATGCTTGTAGCCAATCTTCGTCAAGTGCGTTTTCTGAATCAAACAGTACTACCTGACAGCCATGATCTTGTGCTGCCTTTGCAATGTTGCCTGAACAGATAAAACTTTTACCTGATCCAGACTCACCTGCAAACACACTAACTTTACCTAGTGGGATACCTTTATTAAAGTCTCCACTTATAAGATAATTTAGTGTAAGATTTCCTGTACTAATCCAATCCTGTGGGTCATGGAAGCCTGCACTAATTCCACTAATGGATTTAGTAACAGACGTCCTAAACTTTGTTAAGTCAAATGGTCTTTGCATAACAGTCTCCTTAAGAACGGTTTCTAATCATGTTTAGAATATCATCTGCACTAGCAGTACTAGCCGGAGCCGCTACTGGTGCCGCCACTGGAGCTGCTACTGGAGCTGCTACTGGAGCCGCTTCTGCAACTGCTACTGGTGTAACGTCAAACGGAATGTCTGCTGTTACTGGAGCCGCTACTGGTGCTGCTACTGGTGCCGCTACTGGTGCCTGTGCTTGTACAGGTGCCGCAGTTGCTTGTAAACCAGGTGCTGGTGCATTTGCAGGAACTTCAACGCCATATGGCTTGTAGAAGTTACCCCATTTTGCAGGATCATACAACTCACCATCTACTGATGCTGCAAACATTTCACTGATTGCATTGTAGTGGTCCGCTGTAGGTTTTGCCGGTAGGTAATCTTTAAGATTATGTAAACCATTAGTATCAATAGAGGCTAGTTGCACTTCATCTAACGAACTCTCTTTACGAGCCCATTTAGACGTACTGTAATCAGCATACTGTCCTTTAGTAGTTTTACTAACCCTAAAGTCAGAACCATTAAGGTAATCAGTTGGAATGTTTTCCATATCTGGGTCCATTAATGACGCTTTAATAATGTTAAAGATTTGAGGTGATATTACAAATCTACGCACTGGGTTTTCTGGTGCTGTTTCGTTCAATGGATTATCAGTAACGAATCCGTTAAAGATATATGAACGCTTTTTCCAATACTTACGACCCATGTCTTCTAAAGACGGATCTTTAAACCAAGGACGAACCTCAGTTAATACTGGACAAACTTCGCCATACATTTCACCACAAGGTACTTGTACAGTTACTGGTTTGTTTTCTCCGCCTAATACACCTGGGAAGGTGAGACGAATCATTTGTCGCTCTACCCAAAAGAAATCGTTAGTAGTATCAGCGTCAGGTAAAAACCTAAGAACTGCTGATGTTCCTTCGTCGATATTCCAGTGTGGGTATATTGCGTTGTCGCTCTGTTGAGAGCTGTTTGAATTTGAACCTTTCGATTCCATTGCCGAGAGCTTTGCTCGGATTTCTGCTAATGAGGCCATGATGTTTCTCCTTTAATTGCCATGTTTGCCATATGTGCCATATGTGTTACTTACATAATTGCTCGTAACTGGGTTTATTATACTTGCCTAGATAGAGAAAGTCAACCGTTTATTTTGTATTAAATGTTGACACATTTTTCTCTAACATGTTTATTTATGAAAAAACCCGCACTAGGCGGGTTTAAATTGGTGTTTTCTACTCTTGTAGACGTTTCACAACGTTCTTTTTATAGTATATCGTATTGCTCTAAGAAGTCTTCGTACATTGTTCCTGCATCAACTGCTGGAGTTTGTACAGTAGTTGTATTAGTTGTTGCACCAAGTAAACAGCTCTTAATTGTGCCGTACTCGAATTGGTTCAACTGACCACCTGTTGTAATCTTCTTACTAACACCCTGTAAGTACTCAGCTAGTTTAGCATCGTTGGCTGCATAACTTAGTTGATTAACTTGGTGTCCTAGTCTTGCTTCTGCTGAAGCAAAGTCTACTAAATCAGCTTCTTGTAGTAAGTTTTTTAAGTTAGCAAATGTTTCTGTTGCTACTGCTTTTGTAATGTAACTTTCAAATGCATTTTTCTTAAGAGATAATGATTTTAGTTGTCCTAACACATTACCAACTTTGTCATCAAAATGTGATACAGTAAACTTGTCTCTTAACTCTATATCATCATCTTCAGAAAGCTCAACTGCTGTTGCAGCTAAGTTTTCAATTGTTGTTTCGTATGTTTTAGCACCACTTAATTTCTTAAGTGTATTCTTAATGTTTTCAATGTTCTCTACTGCTAGTTGTACATACTCTGCATTATCTTCGTTCATGATTTTTGCTGTTCTAACATAGTTTACAAATTCTCTGAGCTTCTTTAGATCCTGTGCCATTTCGATAATGCTAGTAGCACCTTCATCAAATACTTCACCACCCTTTTGCACATGACGAGCCATTGCTCTAGCCATTGCTAAATTGTTCTCAGGTAGTTTAAATCTTTCATCGCCACGTTGTATAAAGATACTGTGTATGTTTCTACTTCTTGAACCACGCACTTCTTCATTAACTGCTTTCTTATGTTTAACAACAATCTTTACATTGTCTAAAGATTGATAACTTGTTTTACTAGACCCAGACATTGTGTCGAATCCTTCTTTAATATCTGCCATGTCTTTCTCCGCTTGTTTTGCGATATCCTGTTTCTCTCCTACAGCTTTTAATTTTTTACCAAATATCTTGTAGTCGAATTTCATTAAGTAGTCTTGAGCAATATCTTTCAACATTGTTCTCACTTTATGTTCACTTAAATCTTCACTAGTATTCAATACCATGGTAGTTGTAGCTGGGTCTAGTCTAACTAGAATATTAGGCTCACTTACAACAAAACGAGTAGCTTCTGTTGGGTCTATGACCTGCTTGCCGTCTGCACTAAAACTGTCTACACCGAAACCTAGGCCTTTTAGTACATTAAATGTCTTTTCTGCTATTACTGGGATATTTACGCTCATAATACTATTTATCTATTTAGAGGAAACCAACTGGCAATGGTTGATCGCCGTCGTCATCATAATCATCAGTATCTACAATTCCGCTGTGTACTACACTGTATACAGCATCTTCGAATGTACTAATGTAGTTAATCATTCGCACGTTAAGCATCATAGCCATTACCAAGTCATCCATCTCACCAGGCTTTGCTTTGAAACTATTACCTCTGGAAACAAAGTTCTTTAATTCGCTAATAAGTACCTTACTTTTAATATGTATTCTATCTTGTTCTAATAAACGCTTAAAGTTTAAGCATGCTTCCATCTTGCTTCTATGCCCTGTGTGGAATCCTTTGCGTCCACGTTTGCCTGCAATCTTCTTAGGGTCGTGTAAGAAATCACCCGGAAAGTTCTCTTCTCCAGTGTCTCTAATAACCACAAGTGCCGCTTCACCGATTGTATTATTCTCCACAGTCCAGTATAAGTTTTTACAACCATTGTCACGCAAGTATATAAGCATTTCCATCATTACTCGCATTTGGCCTTCTACTGGTGTTCTGTTATGTGCCCATTCGCCTACTTGGGTCATTGTAGACACATTCATAATCTGTATGGCTGCGTTATCGCCACCTGTGCCGCTACTTGGATCAAGTGTTAAACTGTATATGTGGTTAGGGTTAGGCTTATCGTACCAGCGTGTTTCGCCCATTTTGCCTACAGGGTCAACTCCCTGCATGTCAACTAATTGTAATGGACTGATAAGTGTTTCATCGTAAATGATAAATTCGCATTCATGTTCACGTCTAAACCTTTCTTCACCGATCCTTGCACGTTCCGCTGACGCCCATTCGTCATCACGCTCAGGATGAGCAGTCCATGTTGACATATATCCTTTAAATCCATTACGACCTACGTCCTGTTCGTTGCCGTACTCATCAAACAGCTTGTTTGCTTCTGCCCAAATAAGTGCAAAAGTATCGTCATCACTGTTTGGTGTACTTGTTACAATACAAGCACCACCTGTACTTAGTGTAGGAGATAGTGCTGTCCAAAACTCTTTAGCAATACGTGGAGGCACAAACGCAAACTCGTCTAAGTAAATAAGTGTTAAGGACATACCACGTCCAGTGTTTTCAGTTGTTGTAGTACTTACAATACGACTACCATTATCAAATGTAATGCTACCTTTATTGTATTCTGTAACACCTGCTCTAATATGATCAGGAGCACATTCGTATGCATAACGTATACGTTGCATAATTTCACTAGCACCTGACTGCTTATGTGCCGCTACTAGTATTGTACTGTCTGGCTTGAACATTGCAAACCAAAGTAAGTAACCTGCTGCTACAGTGGTTTTACCCATCTGTCTGCCCAGCATGTTAATACTAAATCTGTTGTTGTTATAGTTTTCTATTAAGTCTAACTGGTAATCAAATGGTTCAAAGTCTATACCGCCTCTTGTAGGATGCTGTATACGCATATGGTTAACCATAAAGTATAATGAACCTGTTTCTGGTTGAGCACAGTTTTTAAAGTCTCGTAGAGTCTCAGGTGTGTATGCTACTTTAGCATAGCCTTGCTTAATTAAACTAGCATCTACTGTTCCTCTAGCCATTGTTAGTTCCTAAATAGTTGTGTTTAGTAGCATACTCAAAAATTCCTTGTGCAATTTTTTTATGCCCTGTGTGCCCTGGGTGACCATTGTAAGACGCTGGATCAGGATCAACTATGTCTGTACCGTTAAACTTTTTGTTTGAGATTACTCGCGGTCCTAACTTTTCAGATATGCCGCCTAGTATTCTTCTAGTACCAAGTGTTCTGCCATTTACCCACCAAAACACATAATCAATATTATTATCTTCGAAGTATTTTATCCCTCTAGATAAATGCCCAACGCAATCTGTAACAAATTTCCATATTTCTTTTCTACTTGCTACACTAGTCATTTCAAAAGGATACCACATCTTTACTTCGTCATAGTATTTTTGTAGTTCACTTTCTGGAATGTCTGACATTGCTATTTCTTCACCGTGTTCTTGTAAGGTATTGCTATCCATATACCTACGCATGAAGTATAACGTTAATTCTAATATATTGTCACTTGATGGAAATGATACTGGTTGTACATCATTTCCATCTTTATCTTTAATCGTTTGCCACTGTCTATATCGTGCTGTTGTAAGCTCTATAACAACCTTTAAATTTTCCAATGAACCATGCTTTTGCTTGTATGCGTTGCAAAACTCTATGGTTTGATTTACTGAGGATTGTGGGGGTTTGCCGTTATAGCAGTGCTTGTATAATTGATCTGATCCGAGCAACTCTGCTAAAAAATCAGCATAACTAGGTGCAGGAGTAACAAATTTTAGATCTTTGTACTCTTCATTCCACCCAGTTGCATAACTAGAACCATTAACATATAAATCTGACATGCAGATATTTATCAGCGAATGAGTTTGGCCTTCAGGGTATCGCGGAGTCTATCAATAATTGTTTGTCTATTGGTGGTGTAAGCAGGGTCTTCGTCGCCGCCATCGCATGGTGAGTCAGACTCTTCATCGTGATCTGGGTGTACAATTACTGCTGTTTCTGGCTCTTCGTCACCTGATACTTCAGCTTCTGGCTCTGCTTGGGGCTCTTCTTGATTAGGTAATGTAATGCCTGCTAGTCTTAAAACGTCATGTAGTTCTTGCATGCTTGAAGCATTTGCACTAACTGTTACACTAGCATCACCCTTTCTTTTGGTTTTGCTGTAAGAAACGTTTTCTTTGTCTTCTTCTTGATCTGGTATACCATATGGCTCGCCTGCCATTGGCATAGCATTTTCCATAAGTTGTATTAGTCTTTTGTTTTCGTCATGATTATTCATTATACTTTCCCGTTAAACCTTGTTGCTTGCTTGGCTGATATTATCAACTTCTTTAGTTTGTTCGCCAGTACGACCCATGTTAGGTTGGTTCATCATGTCGTCATGCATTGCTCTTAAGTCATCACCCATCAGTTGAGATTTTGTTGGGTAGTTAGTAAAGTAATCTGCACCTTTTTCTGCTTTAAGTCTTTCTAACTCTGCTAAAAACTTAGTGTTGTATGCTTCGCCGAATAGATCAAAGTCAACGTCGGCGCCTTGTGCGGCTTCGTATGATTCATGTGTTATTTCTTCTTGTGCTAATACTGCCTCTTCTTTATTAACCAATCTTCCGTCGTCGTTTATTTTACGCTCTGCGGCCATTTCACTTTCAACACGTCTAGGATCGTTGACACCGTAGCATAATACTCTACTGTGATCTAAGCCTAAGTTAACTGCTAACCATACTTCTAAAATTCTTTCATTGACTGGGTACTTTAGGATAATATCAGAAGAACAAACTTCGCTAGTGCATTGTGTGCCTTTGTAACGCACAAACTCTATTGGGTTTTCTTCTATAGGTGTTCTTTTAAAAGGAGTAGCACTGACTAAGTTATATTTTGCTAAACAACTTTCAACTTTGGCCATATGTTCTGCGCCGCAATCAGCAGCAAACTTGACTCTGTATCCGTATTCCTTTTTAAAGGATTCTGTTATATAATCTTTAAATAATTTCATATTGTCTCTCTAAGTAATCCAATCGTTACAACTATTTATCAAATTGATGTAAAAATTAATCACCTTTTATAATCCTTAGTAATTCGTTACGATCATATACTTGTGTAGGGCCTGAGCCGTCGTCGTAGTTATCGTTTTGATTTTTTGTCTTATCTAGCCTTGCTTTTTTCATCATTAGGTCTAGTTGTTGTAGTTTTGCTTTTGTTTTTGTATCTTGTGCTTCTAGTGCAATCTTTAGCATGTTGCTTGCTTCAGCAAATATTTTACCTGCCGCCATATCGCTTACATTCATACCTAGCGTCATTAATTGTGCATAACTGTCTAAGGCTTTTTGTGCTATATCATTCATCTCTACTTCATGATCACCTAATCCTCTGACTTCTTTAAATGCATCGTTGATCTTTTCTGCGATTGTTAACCCATTGTTTACAATCTCTATTTCTTGTTTTGTTTCTTCGATAGTGGGCACTTTTTCTGCTTCTATTGCTTCTTCCATAGATGGTAGATTAAATTCTTCTTCTAGTTTCTTTGTCATTGTTTAAATCCTAGTTTTATCAACTGTATTGTTCTACCGCCTATGTCTAGAGGATGAAACAATGTTTCGCGTTGTGTCTTGTGGTGTAATGTGTGGAAGCCTTCACCAAATGTAAGTAGTCCTACAATTAGATCATTGTGTGCCGCTCCGTTTCTATGCGAGTAAGAAAACACTAAACTGCCTATTAATTTAGCAAATCCTGCTGGTGCTAGCCAAGCATATATTAATGCAAATGGGTCTACTAGTGCTAGTATAACTGCATATACTGCTATAAACTCCCAGTAGTACTTAACCTGTGCCCTATATATGTTGTCCCTTAATAAGTTACCAGCCCATTTAACATTAGGTTCGGTAAACACTTGTAAAAAGTGTGCATAAAGGTATCCCTTGAATAAAGGACTATGTGGATCTTTGTCAGTATCAGTAAACTTGTGATGTGCTCGATGAGTTGCTACCCAAAGTATTGCAGGGCCTACCATCATTATATGTGCAAAGAATAGCATTACTAGTTCAAACCATTTAGGACACTTAAACATTTTGTGGCTTAAATATCTATGGTAACCTAATGTTAAACCAAACAACATTATACAGGAATACATTGTTGCACCGATAGCCCACTGTGTTGCTGTTGCATACATAAACATAGGCACAATGGCAAGCATACTGGCTACTTGGCCAGCAAAAAGACTATATTGCATTCCTAATTTACCTAATTGCATAATGCTATTTATCGTTATTTTTTACGTTTCTTAGGATTTCGAGGTTTATTGTTTCGAAATATTTGGTCTTCGTTGATTACTTTGAAACGAATGCCTTTGCGTTTGCACCATTCTTGTGCGGCAGTCCACTTAGCGGCATTTATAGCAACTTGTATTTGCTGTCCTTTGCCTCTAGCATTTTCCATTGTAGTTTGATTTGCTGGCTTAATTTCAATTAGCTCAACATGTTCTGCTCCGCCTTTGTCTATGTATTGTATCATAAAGTCAGGCACATAGTTAGTGTACTTGCCTGTTAATGGGTTTTGATAAGGTATTTTAACATTCTCACTAGCCCATTTTTTTATGTTGGGGTGGCTGTCGCACATACGCATAAAGGCTAGTTCCCAACTGCTTCGATAATATGGTTTTTTACTGCCGGCATACTTAGGTGTGTTTACTACTTCGTAAACACCCTGAGCGAATTTGCTCATGGCTGGATTAGGCCTGCGACCTTAGTGTTGCTATTGATACTCGGTACTGCAATTCCTACGCGGCTTCCTGCCGGACGTAAACTATTCATTGCGTTGTATGCATCAACTGTTAAGTTAAGTGAATTCTCATTAACATCAAAATATTCAAGCGGATCTACGTTGCTGGCACTGGATACTGCCATTAGCACATCTGTCATTGCTTTTGCAGCCGAGTTCTTAAATCCTGTTTTTTGTAATTTACTTTCTACCATACTAACTGTTGCAGGGTTATATGTTTTATTTCCTTTAGCGGTTAGCGTTGCAAGTAGTTCTGAGCTTGCTTCAGGTAGAGGAAATTTTATAGTTGCAGATTCTAAATATGCAACCAGTGTTCCGTTAACCATTTCGTAGGAAGTAGTATTACCGAATGTATCGTATAGGCTAGAAGACATTATTTTTTAAGCTCCTGCCCTGCTCTA